TTATAAAGGTTAGAAGGTAGCTGAAAATAATCCTGTTCTTCACCTAAGCTAGGGCTATTCTGGTCGTTGTACGTCAAAGCAGTGCTTGCGTAAAACCTATCTATCTTATCTTGAATATGCTGAACTGTGTCTCCATAATTTAAAGCTTTTTTTCTTGAATTTTGCAGGGCTACAGCCTTAGAAATGTCTGAAAAATAAGATTCAAAAATCTCTAGTTGAGCCTGCTTAGCAAAATAGTTAAACTCAGATGGCGACACATATCCTCTGTTATCTTTGTTCAGCAAAAACATAACAGTATTTCTTATGCTATTTATCATAGGATATATTTTCTACAAAAGTACAAAAAAAAAGAAGTCACAATTTGTGACCCCTTCTCTCCTTTCACGGTGCAAAAAAGTAATTACTTTATAATTACAATTTATTGGTTATGTTTTGTAAAACATCTAATCCCTCGTCTGTCTTGAAAAATAAAGCTAAAGCACTATAAACGTTTTCTCCATAAGGAGCTACGATTATCTGCTCTTTTTTATTATCTCCCCAAACAACCGTTCTATTGTCTTGTTTTATATGAAGAATGTTCATTTCTACAGCTCTAACAGCTAGGTTTCTTAGCTTTAGATTTTCATCGTTAATTAGATTCATGAACTCAGATGGGTTTTTCTTAGCCCAAATAATCATATCTCTTCTTAATTCTGAAGATGTCATAGATGAAATATTTCCCTTCATAACAACCCTAGCTATTGCCTCAAGGTCATTAATGTCAAGATTTTTAGCTTCTACTTGAGCATCAATTTCATTGTAGATGTCCTCAACCTCTTTGCTAGCTTCTTGCTCTTTGTCTAATTCGAAAAAAAGCTTGTTAAACTGAGGGTGAATCATTAAAAACTTTTGAAGATTAACATTCCAGGAAGGAACTATTAGTGTCCCGTTTTCAAATGTAACAGGTTCAAGAGTAACAACACCATCTTGCTCATCCACAAAAGGAGTAAGCTGGTTTGTTGCATATCTTAAAGCTCTGTTTAAAGAACCATCAAAATAAGTAAGTGGTCTTCTTGATGTGTGTTTGACTGATATCATCAGTCTTATAGGAGAAGAGTTTCCTTTTAAAATGAATACTCTGTCTTTTTGTTCTAGTTTTGGTAAAATTGAGTTATAACCAAAACTTTTTGTTGCAGTTTTTGTTGCCATTATATTTAATATTTAATTTGATTTAAAAAAAAGGAGAGGGGCTTTAATAAGCCCCCTCCTTGTTTAATACTACTTCAATAACATGAAGTTGTTAGCTCCCATTGTACAAAGCGCACGCTCTGACAAGAAGTGAACTTCCATTTTGTCGTCTCCGCTTGTTGCGGCTCCTCCAGCAGAACCAACTACCCAAGACTTGTACTTTCTGTCTTCAGTAGGTGAAACTCGGTAACGAACGTGTAAGAATGGTCTCTTAGCGTTCTCTCCAAGTACTTGGTCGTAAACTGTTACAGAACCAGCAGGTACAACGATACCGTCAATTCCTCCAATGTTACCACGAGTAGTAGCATCGTTTAGGTATTTCCAGTCAGACTTGTAAAAGTCATATCCGATACGGAAACCAGAGAACCCAAGGTTCAAGGCCATATCTTCGTCGTTGTCAAACAATCCGTAAGAAGCAGTTGATGCTCCAGAATTGTTTTGTGCAGCTAATACTTTGTCTACGTCAAAAGATGTAGCTCTATTCACGAACATAACGTTCTCTTGAATAGCTCCTTCTTTATCAAGAACCTTAGCGATATCCTCTAAATCTTCTCTACTATCAATAGTTCCAGAAGTAACGTTACCTCCATTTTCTACTTCATAGAAAAGACCTTTAGTACCCTTGTAGCCAGCAGTAGCAGCAGCAGAACCAGAAGCAGCAGGCTCACCTTCAATCATTGAAGTCTCTAGGTAATCCTCAAAACGTAGTCGAGTTTCGCTTTCAGACTTCAAGTACCATAGGTATCCAGAAGCTCCATTTTCAGTTGTTACTTCAACCCATCCAACGTGTGCCATCTCAGAACCAGATACTTCGTATTTGTCTTTAATGATAATTGGATTGTTTTCTTTAGCTTCAAAATCAGCATCAAGAGAACCAACCATTCCAGCAGTTCCTTTTTTGAATTCAGAACCGAATACAAAGATAGTAACAGCATCGTCATCGTCAAAAGGTCCAGTACCATCAGCAGCAGAAGCCTCGTCAATAAGACTTAAAGTTGCAAAAGTAGCAACCTCAATAGAATCAGCAGCAGAAGCATCTGTAATAAGAGCTTTAGCTTGAACTCCAGCAGCAGTTGAAATGATAATTGTTTGGTTTGTACGGAAACTGTGAGCGGTAAGACCGTCAATAGTTGTTCCGTTAGCGCCAATAGCTCCAGAAGCTTGTACGTGCAATCTTCCTTGCTCACTCCACTTGATTAAATCAGAAGAAGAAGGAATTTCAGCACCTACCATACGCAAGAAAGATGCTACAGAACGATTTCCGTAACGCTCAAACTCTTGCTCGTATAAGTCTGGTAAATATTGTTGTGCGAATGTGTAATCTGCATTAGAAAGGTAATTAGCGTTAGCTAAGCTCTTTCCTGGTGCAGGTGTTAGGGACGTAGAACCACCTATGTTAGATGCGTTAGCTCCGTCAAAATTAATACTTTGTGCCATTTTTTTGTTTTTTTAGCGTTGTTTTTATTTTTTTCTTATTTTCAGTCCAGAACCAAATCCTTTGTTGCTATCAACAACTCTAAATTTCATTCCAGGTTTTGATGAATCAACTTTAGTCCGCACATTCATATCTATATTTTTACCGTCAGTTACAACCTGATTAACCGCATCTGCTTTACCTTGCTCGTAAAAGAACTTAGCGTAAGCCTCTGGGTTCATAGCCATATTAAGGGCGGTATGATATTGTTTTGCATCCTTTAAAACACCTTTGTCGTCTAAGAAAGATTGTATGAAGTTATTTAAATTCATTTGTTTTTCAACAACTTCTGTTTTATCCTTAGGCTTAAAGTTTAAAGTTTTATCGCCGATTTTAAATTCAAAACCTTTGAATTCTTCGCCAAAAAACTTTGAGGTTTTTTTCTCAAAAGCTTCCCTTTGAGAGTTTATAACCTCCTGCTCTTTAGATTTTTCATCATTATATTGCTTATAAAACGTAACAGCCTCTTTAGCTTCTTCGGGTAAATTCTCCAAACTTGACTCAAGTGGAGCTTTGTATTTTTCCCTTGTCTGCTCAAAATACTGCTTTGCTTTATGTAGCTCTTGTTTTTTATCAAGACTTTTCTTCTTTATGTCAGTGTCTGTATCTACACTTTCATCAATGTTAAACCTATCTTCTATCAGAAAACTGATGTCAGAATCATCTAACTCTGGATTTGATTGTTTATAGTACTCACGCAATAAAGCTTCCTCCTTGTAATCACTAATGTCTTCATTAGCTTTTACAAAGTCTTTTAAACCTCTTTTGGTTTCGTTTTTAAATTGTAAATACTTTTCAACCTCCTCAGGAAGTTCTTGATTTTTACTATCCTTATTTGAAAGAACGTTTTCTAATTCCTCTAATCCCATACTATACTTGTTAGTTAGGAACTCAGCAATTATTTCTTCTTTAGAAACCTTTACCTCAGCTTGTTCTTGAGGCTCTTCAGCTTCTTTTCCAGCAGGGGCTTCTTCCTCTGCCTTAGTATTTTCTTCAGCTTCTGGCTGTTTCTCAGTAGCTTTATCTTCTTGAACTTCCGAGTTTGTTGTGTTTTCACCTTCAACTTCGGTAACTTCTTGTTCTTTTTTATCTTCTTCTCCTTTTTTTACAGGAGGCTTAGATAAGTCGACTTTAAAGTCAACTTCATTATTTTCTTGATTCATAATAGATTAAATTAAAATTTATACTGCAAAATTAAATAAAAAAACTATACACTTTCTGGACCCACTGTTGCCTCCAAATTACTCATGATTTGGTTAGCATCACCAGCTTCCCTAAAATCGACAGGTGGTAAATCCTGTTTTCTTTGTCTTATTAATTTACTTTGCTGGGTTGCTTGTTTATCTGTCCTTTCGTCTTTCCTATCTTCTTTGTATTTATCCTTACTTGAAGACACTTCTTTTTCCATCTGCTTTAATTGCATCTGGAACTGATGCTTCATTTGAAGAATCTCTTTATCTATCTCTTTTTGAGCTTGCATCTTTTGCATTTCTAATTGACTCTTCATTTGAGCTAATTGAGACTCCATTTCAGATTTAAGCTGCTCTTCTTGTATTCTGCCTTGAGATGCTGCTTGAGCAGACTGAGCATTTGCTTGGCTTTGCATCTGTATGTTTTTTTGCTGAATATCCATATCCTCCTTTTGCTTCTTTTTCTTTTTTATTTTCAAAAGGGAATTGGCTAGAGTAAAGTTTTTGACAGACCTAATATCTATAGCGTCATCAAGGTCTATTTGTTTCGCTTGAATTGATTGCTGGATATTTTGCTCTAGTCTTTGTTTTTCTTCCTCATCTGGCTCTATTTCTATAAAAACACCAAAGTCATGTAGATGAAGACCTAGTATTTCTTCAACAACTTCTAGGTTATTTTTTCCAATCATCTTAGCAAAATCCTCTGCAAAATCAGAATACTGCATTATATCAGATATTCTATAAGAAAGAGCTTCTGCAAGTCTTTTGGTTATGTTTATTCCAGATTGAACTACATGTCTTGTAGCTGTATTACTGTTTAAGGCAGCAAGTTTCTGGAGTCCAACTAAAGCGTATTGGTCAGGATTACTTCCGTCCCTAGCTTCGTTAATTCCTGTCACTGCTCTAATCATATTTAATTGATAATTATACATACCAATTAAACTTTGTATTTTAGCGTTTGAGCCACTACTAGTTAATTCCTGAATAGGAACTCTTGCGTTATTAAAATCTCCGTCCTCGGTATAACTTCTACCAATAACACTACCAGTCTGGAAGTACATTGATAAAGCTTCAGATGGATTATATGAAGCTCCATTACCTAAATCTACACTATTTAAACCATCTGCATCAATAAAGACGCCATCTGGTATCATTTTAGATACTACTTGCTGTAATTTTAAGTGTGTGAGTTGTATTTGGTCAGCAAAAGGTATCATTCTTTTTACTAAAGAATCTATATTTCCTTTTGATAATTTTATAGCAGATACAATATATGGAGGCAAAGACCTTTGAAATGCAGATTTTGGCCTTACCATATTAGACATTAGCTCCCATTTTAGCAAATGATTTGTTCCCATAACTAAAACCCCTTCATACCAAACATCTATTCTTCTTGATACTTTTTTAAATCTCTCCTGTTGTTCTTTTGGAGGGTTGAATGAGCCGTCTTTTTTTATGGCTTTTTCACCGCCATTGTCATTTTGCTTTACTTTATATACTATTTCTTTATCTGTTTTATAGCAAAAATACAATAAAGAAACATTTGCTTTATCTAATCCGCTTTGTGTTTGTAGGTTTTGAGTACTTCTGTAACCATCAAATCTACTCGCAACTTTGGATATTTCTTCTATATCCTCTTGAGTTAGATTTGGATTTATCTTTTTAATCTCCGTTACATGAACAGATTTAAGCTCACCAAAATAATAACAGTCCCTAAAGTTAGGGTCTTCTGTTGGAGAATAAACAAAGTTTAATGGGTCAACATATTCTACCCTTACGCCATCATGAATATCAAAAGAGTGTTTTAAAGCTGAGATTCCTAGGACAACATTGTCTTCGTCTACACGCCTTTTAACCTCATCATATTCATTCAACTCCATAAGAGTCTTAATAGCTGTCTCTTCAGCTACCTCTACAGCCTGTTTGTACCTTAAATCCATATATAGATTTAACTCTTCTTCTGAGTCTGGTACAGTGTCTTCTTTTATATTAAATGCATCAACGCCAGTTTCGGCTTTTACCTTCTGCAAAAGCTCCTTACCAATCATATCTGTTTGCATTTCAGTTCTAAACATCTGCCTTCTTAAAGAAGACAAGTCGTCTACAGCTTCTACTTTAACATCTAAAAGCCTATTCTGTATTCCGTTTACAACAACATCTACAAACTTAGGGACAATAGGTACAGGTGTCCAATCAAGATTTAAGTAAGAAAGGTCTCCATTGACAGACAACTCGTTTTTGTATTTTTCTACTGGCTGCTGACCCCTAGCATAGAGTCTTCTTTTTAGAAACTCAGAGCGTATTTCTCCATACATACTTGCTCCATTATCCCTAGAAAACCACTCTGACTCAATAGCATGGCCAACTCGTAGACCATACTCATAAGAGTCTTTCTCTACGTCTGGTACAAATTGATTTGGAAAACCACCACCCGAATTGAATTTTGGCTTATTTATCATATTTATTTAATAATTTCACTAACAAAACCTTTGTTACTGTATTTGGCAAAGTTAAGATTTATTTGATTACGTTTTTCTCGACCTATATTCTTTGTGGATTGATTTGCCATTATTGCAAAACCAGAGCTGACCGTGGCATCAAACCTTGTTCTATTGTTAATATCATAATTAGCCCAGTCCAAAAGAGTTCTATTGAAAAACATATTTCCACAACTACCATAATCTTTATTTCCCTCGTCTCTTAGCACACCAACGTAGTTTTCAATGTAGCTTTCGATGTTCTCTGCGTGGACAGATATTACTGCTGTAGATGATGGTATTCCACCTAACTCTTTTTCTGATTTTGACAATATATTTCTATGCTTATCTGGTCTATTTATTGAGAATGCTCTGTACCCTCTTTCCTTTAAATAGTATAGAATTCTAGGTTTATTATTCTCAAGCAGTATAGGCATACCATAAAAATGTAAAGCCATTAAAACGTCTTCGTAAAATATTTCTGCAGTTTGCGGTCTTGATATATATTCTAAGAAAAACATATTTGTTGGTGCATCTTCCATATGGAATTTAGTCATTCCATGAACAGAACCCTTGGAGCCACCACCACCGACAACCCCTGATATGTCATATGAATCCCCACCAAAAGAACCTATGTGTGCATTTCCTGGAAACTTTCTTCCGTTCTTCTCGACCACGTTATTCATTAAACCCGCAGATGGAATCCAAGATACGAAAAATCTACCCTTTATATCAGGAGAAAAAACAACCTCAGTGTCTCTCAATCCGTTTTTCCAATGAAAATTACCTCTTGTAACTGTTGACTTTATAGCAAAAGAATCGTTATAATCAATCTGCTCGTATATTTTTGTTAAATTAAATATTGTGTTTTTAGACTCATCTCTAAAAGCATGAGACTCTGTTCTTGGGAATTGCCTATAGTATTCGTTTAGAGCATCTGGGTCGTTCTTGAGGCTATCCACTTCATTTTGCCAGTATTCTAAAGCTCCTTGGTGAATGTAATCACCATTGGTACTAACTATTGGTGATTTAGGAGTCTCTAGTACAGGTTGACCGTACATATCAATAAACCCTTCCATATTCCACTCCATTGGAATAAATAAATTATAAAGACCACTTTTTGTTTGTCCATTAGAGTTTCTAGAAGATGTGTCTGAATCGTAGTATAATTTTTTAAAGTTTTCACCTCCTTTATCTAAGGCGTTTGAAGTTGAGCCCATCATACACTTACCAATTATTCTACTACCCAATCTCAAACAAGTCTTTGTGACTCTCCAGTTGTTAAGTATATTATCTGGCTTTTCCCATTTTCCACTCTCATCATGCACAAGAAGAGCTAGTTTTTCCCCATCATAACTATTATCTCCCGTATTCTTCCAGTCAATAGTAGTGTCAAGCCCTTGAAGGTCACTGTTTGGTTTTAGACTAGACATGGACTTCCTTGTTAGTTTTGAAGCTGGAACTCTATATGCAAGTTCTGATTTAGGCCTGTCCATACCATCTTGTATGGGTTTAAAGAAAAATGGATAATTTACTGAAATAGGAACAACCTTATCCGTAAACATTTTTTTTGCGTCACTACCTGTTTTTGATAATATTCCAAACCTAGAGTCTGATGTTATTGTTGCTTGGTTTACTGTTTCTGAGGAAGACATAAACGAGAAACCCGAACGCCTATTCTTTAAGTAGCACATCCCATAACACCTGTCATCCGCCTTACATGCCTCCCAATAAATAAAAAATATTCTATTAGACTCCCTATATTCTGGCTTTCCTACATCAATCTTTGTCCATTGTAAGTACATATAGTGTGTACCAGTTATGTACACAGGGTTTCCGTTATTCATAAACCAAAACCCATTTTCCCTTCTATCAAACTCGGTTTCAATGTAGGGAATCCAAGTCTCCTTGAACTCTTTGTTCATTTCATTCCATTGAAAGATAGTTTGTAGTGGTTTTAGCGCTTTTGAGTACTCTGAAGCTTCCCAGTATTGTTCTTTTTTATCTAATGACCTTTTGTGAACTTTTACTGGTTGTTTAGGGAGAGCAATGTTGAGGTTGTTTATTTGAACCACACTCCCAACTGTTCCGTCTTTAGATATTACGATTACATCTAACTCTTTGTCATAGCCATATTTAAATGATTTTTTTGCGTTCTTTTTCTTCATTACCTTCTCAGGAATGAAATCTTCTATCACACATAGTAAATCATTATTTAGACCTTCTTTCAGCAAATCCTCCAGTTAATTTATTCTTTTCCTCTTCTGGGTTTTCAAGCATGTTTTTTTCGTTTTCTATTCTGTTTAGAATTTCAAACGCATCAAAGATGGCTAGCTTTTTTGTAGCTGCTGCACTTTTTAATCTATCAGCAGCTAACTCATCTTCTGGGTCTGGTTTTATTATTTCTTCCTCAGCAACCTTAATAAGTTGATTTACAGCTTCATGACCAGCTTTTATAATTCTTTCTTTTATGTCTTTTATATTTGTCATATTATAGCACATATGTCAGACGACCTCATACGATAAAGTATCTCTCCATCTATATCGAATTCGTATTCACTGTCTTTTAAGAAGTTTATCTTACTCCCCTCTAAAACACCTAAATCTTTAAGGATATTATTAGAATAAACTACATACCCCGTGTTATCCTCGTAACCTTCTTCATAAAGATAAGAATTTTCCTTATCAATTGGTTTCACGAAGCAGTAGTCGCCTACAGAGCTCCACTTAATTCCGTTATTGTATAGGTAAAACTGATATTCATCTATAAAATACAAACCATCTTTGAAGTAGTTTGGAGATTTTTTTGGTCGACCTCTCATGTCGTAGTATATTCTAAAGATATTGTGATGAACAATTATTTTATCACCAACAGAGATACTTCCTTTGTATCTTCCAGGAATATGAACTACTTCTGCATATCTGTTTACGTGTTTATGATTTTCCACTGTGGAGTTCACAATCACTTTTTGACCAGATAGCTCTATTTCATTATTGTATTCACCTCCAATAGGTTTTACAATAAAGTAATAAGGGGATTTCATTTTAAAAGAATATATTATATTCTATAGAAACAGGTATGTTTTTATTAAACTCCTTCCAAAGAAAAACCTCGTTATCTTTTTCAATATATATAAGATACGACTCTTTTTCTTTATTGAAATCAATAAGATGAATAGAGTGACTACCATTCAAAACATCTTGTCCTAAGATGTAATGCATAGCGCTACTCTTGTAGTCTGCCCCTATTGATATTTTACGAATTTCCATTGTCAGATGAGTCAAGAGTAAGTTCTCCTGTATCCAAGTTGATACTACCCTTACCGTGCTCTTTTTCGAGCTCAATCATAATAGATTGCAGCTTTTCGCCTTCTTCATGCAATCTATGAAGAGCTAGGTGTTTTTGAGCTTCCATAGCTCCAACCTCCATTTGTATGTTGGATTGAACTTGTCTGATTTGACGAATACTATTTAGTATTTTTTCGTCGATTTGAATTGTTGCTTGGACAGGAATGTCCTTAACTGATTTTGCCATTTTATTTGATTTTAATTGTTATTATTCTTCTGTAGATTCCTCTACTTGTTCTTCTGTAGATTCCTCTACTTGTTGTTCTGGAGACGTCAACCAAGAAACCTCATCAGTGCTCACCTCTTCGTTTTTAGGCGTAACTCTATCTGATATTGCTTTTTCAATAACATAATTCATGTGGTCTGTCGGGTGATTTGCTTGTGCCCACAAAATTACATCATGCTCTAAAACCTCAGCTAGAGGTGTAAATACGTTAGGGTCTGGAGGTAAAATAGGGCATGCCCCACTAAATGTGTATGACTCCCCAGAATCAGCATCGGTTCCAGTATAGTCAAATTTTACATGTGTGATTACATCTGACAATCCGTCTAGTGATGGTGCTTTCTTTAAAGCCGTAATCTTCCATTCATATGATATATTCATAACTTAAATAATTGTATTGCAAATATACTAATTTTTTATTAAGGTTTTAATCCTATTCCAATTCCGGTTCCAGGCACGGTTACAGTTCTAGTTACTCCATAACTCGTTCCTATACTATTTATAGCGTAAGCCCTAACATACATGTTGTACGACGCTTGAAATTGAATTACATTAAAACTCGCACTCATAATGCCTGTTGTTCCAGAAACAGTTGTTCTTCCACTACTTGTTGTTGGAGGGTTGGTTGTTGAATACACAAATCCTCTTTCTGTAATTGTGGAGCCTCCGTCACTACTTACGCTGCCAAACGCATCTATTTCAGTATTCGTACTATCCCAAATACAAAATCCAGTTGAAACTGTAGGAGCTGATGCTGTCGAGGCATCATGGTCGTACCCATACCATTCACTCATCTTGTGAGGGGCATTTCCGTCTGGCACTAAAGTTGAACCAGAAGTATTTAATGTTCCATTGACCCCAGTAGACACATCCGATAAACTTATATTTAAAATAGAAACTAGCTGTGTATAATTACTGTAAGATACTTCTCTTCTTATTCCTCCTAAAGATAGTTGTCCGCTTGCTGGTACTGCCATAATTACTTACAATTGCATTGTTTAGATTCCAAAGCTTCTACCTTAGCGGTAAGCTCTTTTACAGACTCAATAAGTACAGCGGTTAGCTTTTGATAGTCTACAGCTTTATATCCGTTTGTTCTTGTTTCTACAAGTTCTGGAAGAACTGCCTCAATTTCTTGAGCAACAACCCCAACATCTTTCTTGCCTGTAGTCTTGTGTGACTTTTCGTTCCATTCAAACGTAACACCTCTTATTGCGTTAACTTTCTCTAATGCGTTTTCTATTGGCTTGATATTATCCTTAAGTCTTTCGTCTGAGGAGTAATACGCTACAACATCACCAGCAACACGGATAGAATCGCCAGTACTTCCCCCATCAAAATAATATGCGGAATTCGATTTGTCTAAAACACTATTACTTCGTACTTGGTCACAATATAAATCTTGAGTTGAACTAGAGCCTCCAATATAAAGGGTTGTGTTTGTTGTTATGGCTCCGTAATAGTTAATAAAGCTAGGAGTTCCAAAAGCATTTTTCCAACCTATAGAACGATTATCATTTGTCCAAATCCCGCCTGCAAACTCGTGATTAAAGTTATTGTATTGAGTTGAAGCATACGCAGTACCACCTGACGTAAGCCCGTTAGTATCATTAGCATATGATATTATATCGGCCACTTGATTTCCAATACCAGGCTTTACTTTTATATATAACTGTCGAAAGTTTGCAGGAGATTTAACCTGTAGCTGATACCTGTTTTGACCAGTTTCATTTACCTTATACCACCTTACGTTATTTCTCATTTCGTAAGGTATATTCGCATATGCAGTTTCTGTATTGTCTCCACTTCCGCCCCAGTGGTAAATACTTAACGCTCCTTTGAAAAGCTCTCCATTATTATATGCTGCATTACCATAATTACCGCTAAAGTCTGTAATCTCTATTTCAGCACCCCATCCTGAGTAGTTAGCATCACTAACAATTACATCACAAAGCTTTTTCCAGTTAAGGTCAGTGCTTCCACCCACACTCCATTGCATTTCTGGAGTTTCTAAGTTTCCGTGTTTTCTGTGCCCTCCTGATATTGTTCCTAAAACATTAATAGCGTAGTTGCCTCCAGTTATTAAATCTACACCGTCTTTAGATGCATTACCGTTGAAAAAGTATCCAGTGTCGTTAGAGTCGTAGAATATTGGAGCTCTTGATGAACCTGGCGACAATGTGTACGAATTGTAAACTTGAAACTCAGTGTTATTATCGCAGCTTAGCTCTAGCGGGCTTGCTCCTGTTTGAGTTCGTACTGCCCAATTACCATCGCTATCTAATAAACCAAAGCCGCCATTTTCTGCGTATAATAAACCTTTCTGAGTGCCACCTCCATTTTTAAATATAATACCACCAAAATTAGAGTCACCGTATTTAAAGTTTAAATAGCTATCATTACCTTCATCATAAAACCTTAGGTTGTCTTGGAAGTGTAATTGGTTTACATAATTAACGTCGTTAGAGTTCATGTCGATGGAACCTCCCATATTTAATCTGTAGCTACCTGAAGTATTAGAAGCTACTCCTAAACCTAGGTAATTACCCTGAGCCGTATTGTATCTTGAGTTACTAGCGAAGTTACCGTAGTAGTTTGTATCGTTTGAGTCGTAGAATATTGGGGCTCTATAATCACCAGTTGTAGAAAATGTACCTGATGAGGTTGTGCCTGATACAGCGACATCTACCCAGGGCGACCATCCTTGTCCAGTGTCCCTAAGACTTCTTATTTTTAAAGGAGTAGAAGTCGTGCCAATCCAATTAGCAGATAATTCAAATCCTTGACCCCCTGTGGGCATAAACTGAACAGTAGCATCATATGTGTGAGGTCTGTTTGTTCCCGCAGCATAGCCCTCATATACAGTTACGCCTACACCGTAATTTGTTCTTGAACCAGAAGCAGTTGGGTCACTAGCTACGTAGTTTACGTTTTGATAATTCTTAACTAATTGATTTGCACTAGGTAATGTTGGTAGGTTTGTAAAATTATTATAATCTAAATAGTAAGAGCCTTGATTTCCATCTAATAAATCAGCATCAAGGCCTGAGCCTGCTCCGTCATTTCCAGAACTCCATAATTTGTGCTCAATGGCTTGCACGTATCCTGTAGGCGTTGTGGAGCTGCCACTGTCTGTATCATATGTGGTTATTGCTCCGTCGCTTATATGTGCTGTAGCTGTTAATTCTGCAAACTGAGCAATTCTAACATATATATCCGAACCTGTAGTGCCGATGTCTACTTGCCCTACTTCCGTTGCAACTTCACCTTGGCCACTAGCGTTGTAATAAACTATATCGTAATTATTATCGTTATTCAGCTGGCCAACTATTTTACCAAAAGCTGGAAGTTGATTGTCGCCGTAAGAAGCACTTCTACCAGCTATTTCTATAATAAATCTAGTGGATTGGCCACCACTAATTCTAGCTATTCTATAATATTGATTGCTACTAGCTCCCGTGTTCTCTATAGCTCTCCACGTGTAAAACTTATTATTGCCATCTGTTGAAAAACCTTTAGTCCCTACAACTACCCCTGCTCCTGTGATTCTAAACACTGGGGCTGCTGTGGGTAAACCGTCTTCATCATAAATTTTAAAGGCATCATCATCTCCTGGACTCCATAAAGCAAATGTGTTCCCATTCATAAACACACCACCAGATTCACCGCCGTCAGATTCTATCCATAAGCCCTCATTTCCAGAGTTTGGGTTCCAGTTTGTTGTTTGACCCATTGTACCGTTTATGCCATAATGAATTTTTCCGAAACCGCTCGTTCCGCTAGATGATATTGTAATATCGTTATCAACAATTAAAGCACCAGTCATTGTATCACCAGTAACATTTACAAATCTAGAATCAGACTCTGTCTCTGTATAATATCTGCCATCGTGAGTATGACTATCATCAGCAACAGTTGTAGCAATATTAATACTGCCCAAGTTCGTCATAGTAGCACTACCAGTAACATCACCAGATAATGTTACGACTGGGTTTCTGTTTATAGTGGTTACGTATAAAGTGTTTATAGTGCTTGAGTCCGCGGGGTTTACATAATAAGCAGTGTTCCCTTGGTCGTAAAATGCGTTTCCGTATATCCCATTTATATTTATCTCCGCAACTTCGGTAATGCCGCTATAAAACCTAAAGAATCCACCACTGGCACTTATACCCCTTTCATTTGCTCTGAAATTCATTGCTCTACCAGCTGCGGCATAGACAATTTGACCATCTCTATTCGCTCCGTTATACCAATCTATACCACCGTACACATAATCACTAGAGCCCCCTTGAAATCTAATCAAACCCCCACCACCAAATCCACTGGCTGGTTCGTGGCTCAATCTTAATTCTGGCCCTGTAGAATCTTTGCTTATGTGAAGGTCAGCCAAAGGAGTTTCTTCTCCAATACCTACTCGTTGGTTGGCATGGTCTATATATAATGGGGTTGGTACGTCGTTTGTTCGAAGTATTGATGAAACGACCAATGAACCATTTGAAGCGTGAACTCTAGCTACTTTAGCTATGTTCTGTATAAAATTTGTACCTGTAGGCTTTGTCATTGTAAGACCACCACCTGCTTTTATATAAACAGTATCATTAGCTGTTGTTGATGTACCATCAATCGTAGCTGTCGATAATCCTTCTAATAATCCACCTTGCACACAAAAGCCTTCAGCGTTATTTGCAAGATTAGACTCTAAAATACCTAGCGCTGGCATCTTAGCATCATCAGAAGCGTCGGCTGGAGCAACTTCTATTTTACCTGAATTACCAGTCTCACCTGTAACATATACAGGAGTTCCTTTGGCTATTGTTGCCCCTGAAGTGTTTTTTACAGTTATATGAACTGATTCGCTAGCTTCGCTAATTGAAACATTGCTAACCCAGCTAACGCCTGTACCTGTAGATGAAAGTATTTGGCCAGATGCACCTGTATTGCCATTTACATCTACTAATCCTGCGTCAAGCTCTATGTCGCTTAAAAACTTCTTGGCCATATTTTATTTAATTATTATGAGTAAGATGGAGTAACCGATGTTGCGCCGTCTTTAGCGTCAATCATAATTACTCTAATATCGTTAGCTGGAACAACTCCAAACTCGATTCTTACATGATTTTTACTTATAGTACTTCCGTCGCTTGTATGCTCAACGTCAGCATGAACCACTTGTCCTGTAACCTTATCATACATTTGTACAACTACATTTTCAGAGTTTAAGGTGTGATTTATTGTGGCTCTTTTATTTGTTATAAATGTTGCATTAGAAACAACAATATCAGTTTCTACAGTTGCTAATTGAGTATTAGTGTCTGTGTTTGTCACTGTTTCTGTAGCAGAAGTAATTCCTGTAATGTGCCCGAACTCATCAAGGGTGATATCCTGAATATATGTTCTGCCCGAGTTATCTACTGACGCTTGAGTTGATGTATCTGCGTGTGTATAGGTGATAGTATCATCATCACTAATTCCTACAGTTAATCCACCTCCTTGAGCAAATGTAAGCGTACCACCATCAGAAACTTCTTGAGATGTTCCTCCTACTTGTACATTGAAGTTAAAGTTATCATATTCAGTAGAAATAGGAATATTATAAAATGTGGTTCCATCATTTGTAAATGTCCATCTATCAGTACCCTCGTCCCAAACCAAACTAACATTTGCAGAGTCTCCTCTTTCAACCTCTAAACCAGCATCTTCACTTGGTGTTCCAGTTGCATTACTATTCAAAGTAATAATATTGTCTGAGAGACTTATTGTCTCTGTGTCAATTGTTGTTGACGTTCCAGAAACTATAAGATTTGTTACTTTAAGCGTCTCTGTACTTGGGTTATATTTAAGCGTACTATGAGAAAGCCCAGTCTGTGCTCCTGATGCGCTTGCTACAGAAGTAATAAATCTATCTGCATTTGCAGTATCAGCAGCAATAGTCTGAAGTGTGTCTGTATTTGTGTTTGTGTCTGACCACGGCACATTAACCACTAACATATCCTCGTCATCAGTTTCAACTTGATACAATCTGCTTGCAGTTGTCGTTATGCTTTCTGGTGCTTGTGTTGTTTGACTATCCGCTACATTTACTGAAAACTGAGTTCCTGTTAATGTCAAACCAACGTCAGCTGTGTATTCAGTGTTTGTATCAGTGGAGCTGATTGTAATAATACCTCCCGCTTCGGATAAAGTTATATTTGAACCCTTTTTAAGCACCAAGCTTTCACTTGCCAATAAAGTGTTATTAACAGAGCCGTCTCCATTTGTGTCTACTGAAACGGTTCTTACCGTGTCACCACCTAAACTTACCCAAGAAGTTCCGTTATGGTATTTTAACTTGTTTACGCCTGTTCCATTGTCAAAAATAATTTGACCAGATACTGGTGTTGTAATGTCAGAAGCCTCTGTATTATGCAGAGCGGTATTCTGAATCTCGTTTTGAGTTAAGTCTAAGTGATTTAAAAATTTTATAGCCATGGTGTTATTAGTTTAGGTATGCGTATCCGCTCTTTGCGGCTGAGAAGTTTATTGTTAAGTTATTTTTATCTATATAGTTTACATCTGCTATTCCCTGTTGACCCGTTGAAAGAGTAACTGTAACAGATGGAAATTTGTTTAAATTATGGGTTACTGTCCATTGTGTACTTGCAGAGCTCTGACTGTGTCTATATGTAGCGTCTTGTGAATACATTGCCACGATAAAATAATTATCTAAAGTCAAAGCTCCATTCCCGTTGTGATAGTTTAATGTGAAAAAATAATAATTTGGGTTATTTGTGTCTTCTATTATCTCTTCCACATCATAAATCCCATACTTATTCTTATCATCTATATCGACAACAATAATTCGCTTTTTCTCGTATTCTTGTAAAAAATCTTGTACGTTATGGCCTGGAATATCCACTTCACTTAGTCTAAACCTAGACACAGCAGAAAAAGTAGTTCCGTCTGACAGGTCTGTCAACGAGCCTTCCGATATATTTTGTCTGAACTGATATACTAGCTGTCCAGCCACAGTAATCTCTTGATTAGCTATTGCCGATATATCACTAAGACTAAAGTTCTTTGTAATTGACCCCGCAGAGTCCGTTCCAATAACTTTATCGTCTTTAGTTACGTTGGTGTCTAAAACATACGTGCTTATTCTAGCCATAAAAATTAAATACTTTTATGCAAAGATAATATTTTAATAAAAGCAAAAGTTAAGCTAATCTTTGTTCTTTCGAACAGCACTACCGTAAAAATATCCAAAAATACTAAGAACAATACCTTCGCATATTCCAATAAGGTGTATCCAAACTTCTTTGTTGTTTTCTGGTACTTCAAGGTATACGATAGCATATATAATGAAAGCAAAAGCAAAAAGGCCTATAATACCAGTTAGATTAAACATAAGGTCAAAGCCTCCTGTTTTAGCTTTTTCAACCTCTCGATTTCTGGCGGAGTCTCTATCTGCAACTTCAAGTTCATATATCTTAACAATCTCTTCGTGAAGCTGAGCCTTTTCCTCTGGAGTTATATCTGGGTCGTTGTCAATTAAATTCTTGACAATACCTAATACACCCTTGTCTGGAAGTATATCTCCAACAATTCCTGGGACCTTTTTCAGTAAAAACTGTCCAACCTTTGTATCTTTAAATTTCTTTTTAGGCATTGCAATATTCGTTTTTTGCATCAAAGCTTGGGCATTCTTTTGTAGAGAAGTCTCTGTGTCCAAACACCTCTGCACCTAAATGCATTTTCTTTAATGTTTTTATTAGTAAAAGTAAACTTTCTTTTTGTTCTGGTGTTCTGGTATCTTTAGCATTCATGTCGGAATCACAACCTCCTATATAGCAAATACCTATACTGCCTTTGTTGTTTCCTTTTACATGAGCTCCAGTTTTTTGTATATCTCTACCGTATTCTATTGTGCCGTCTAATGATATAACATAATGATATCCAATTTCAGACCATCCCCTGGCCTTATGCCACTGGTCAATGGTTTCTGCAGAAACATCCCTTCCTTCGGGTGTTGCAGAGCAATGAATTATTATTTTATTTATTTTTCTCATTTTTAATCTTACCCTTAAGTCCGTAATATAGCTCTTTTCCTAAAAGCCCAAAAAAACCACCAATTAAACCAATTAATGCAGCTTGAACTAATCCTAAGATGCTTATTGACGATACAGCTGTAAAGATGTATCCTGCTACAAATGATATTTTGCTATCCAAATTCATTATCTTTTTTTTCCGCCACCTCTAGCTCTGTTCTTCTTCTGTGACTCCAGAACTAAACGTCCGCTTTTGTGTGAGCAATCTAATTTATCTCCTTTTTTTGATTTTTTGTTTTTTCTATTAAATAAATTACATTCTACTCTTTTGCGAACAGCTTCTTTTTTCTTTTGAGCCTTCGCTGAGGTTTTCCTATGCTTTTTTCTAGCTTCAGGATTATCACGATAATATTTTGCCGTTCTACTTAACATTATTTCTTGTATGGGAACATTCTATTCAAAGTATCTCTTCTTTCTCCGCATCCACAAGGCTTGCCTGTAGCTTTACTCACGGAGTCAACAACTTTTTTTATTCCAGTTGCCTTTGTTAATTTTTCTACACTATCTCCTAATCCTCTTGATTTCATAATATTATTTTTTACAAGTACAAAGTTTATTTGGACACGAATCTGTATTAAACATAATTTTTGAAACTAACCAGTTCCACTTGCACTGAAATTTAGACCAAAGCGCCTGTATTTTTAATCCTAATTTTACTAAAAATTTTCCCATTTTAATTACAATTATTTTTTGTTTGTTTTTTTATATCTCCTGGTGTGTTTTTTAGGCGTTTAGCAATTGCAACCCCTGTTCCAATATCTCCAGCAATAGCTTGGAAATTTCCAGACGAGATATGCCCTATTAAGTTTCTTGCTAAATTAGTAACTCTACCAACTGTTGTTCCTTCAATATTGGACTTAAGCTGTTTTACTTGGTCAGTAAAGTCTTTTACGTCTGTAAAAACTTCTCTTACCTGAGAAACGCCACCCCTCTCGGTTCTTATATTTTGACGAGCCTCTTCCCTAATAGATTTCTTTTCTTCTTTTGTACTCGCATTCTTCAACGCACTTCTTCTTGACCTTCGGACATTTCGAATGTTTTCTCTTTTCTGTTTGTCGTTTTCAATTTTAGGGACAAAGAAAACACCTTTACCAATAATAGGTTTTTTTTCTGACATATTACTTTTTCTTTCTAGATGTTAAGCTTCTTAAACTAGCGTTTATTTCTTTAGGGTCAATATTAGCCTTTATATCAATCTTAACAGGCTTTATCCCTTTAGTCATGTTTTGTAGCTGTTGGTGTATTCTTGGGCTATAGTAGGCGTCTGATATACTTTGTATATTTCTATATTGTCTACGAGAAACCTCAGAAGACCCAAAACCTCCTCTTTTTTGCTGGTTAAAAGCCTCCATTCTTGTTGCATGAGCTAAGTCGTCTGCTGCACTCTCGTTTCCTTGAGCCAATAGCTTAGATGCATTATACATGCCTTTAATCATGTTTGATGAAATTGAAGCTGCTCTTTTAGCTCCTTTTTCTGCAGATTTTCTTTGAGCCTTGTTACCCCCAAAATAACCTTTAAGACTTTGGTCTTGTTTGTACTTAGCCTCATTATAATGTGTTTGAGAGCTGACTCTTGAAGTGTTTGTACCGTCATTTATAGAGTATGTATAACCTCTTTGTGTTGGTCCTTGGTTTTTCATTGGGTTGAATACTTTAGAATCAAACTGAAACTGACTACCCAAATAAGGATACTTTTTTGTATCACTCTTTGTAAACGTTGTTTTGGTGTTAGATAGATAGCTCTGTACTTTAGAACTAGCAGATTCATTTGTTATTTTTTTCTTTTTATCTGGCATGATTATATATTTTTTAGTATTTACCTCTTTTTGATTTTGGAGAAGATTTGGTACTTCCGCCTTTACCTGCCCACAAATTTTTACACGCCCAATAACGAGCAGTTAATTTATTTGTAGCACTTGAACATTTATGTCTTGCTTTAAATGATTTCCTTGCAGCAGCCGAATAGTTGTGTCCATATCCTTTTGCGCCAAAATGAATAAGCTTTTCTTTTCCTCCTGAGCACGCCTTAACCATTTTTTTCTTTCCAGCCCTGTCAGAAGGTCTTGGCTTATTACACGCCATTTTACTTTTATCTGCCATTTTATAATGCTGTTGTTGTTAAATTACCTGAATCATCTACTGTGATTCTATATCTAGTTCCGTTTGGAGATTCTAATATAACTCCATTTGCACTACCTACAACCTCAGCATCTCCACTAACAGTAACTGTAGATGCTGGTGTAGCAACGAAAGAGCTTCCAAAATTCCATTTTCCATTAGTTCCAACATTACCAGAGAGCCCAGTAGCGCTAGACGTATCCATATCTGAATTAGCGTAAAAAGCAAAT